CTGGGTTGCGGTATTTCTTTTCACACAATCCTTTTAGTAATTTAAAATCTTCAACTCGTATTGCCACTGTTCTCCATTTAGTCGTGTCCATAATAATCTCCTATAAAGTTAATAAAAATAAATACAACCAAACGATTGTATTAGCTCCAAAAATAGTTATTAAAAGTATTTTTGCCATGTCTTATTAAATATGTGATATTACAAAATAAGTCAAGTTATATTATATTGTTTCACCAAAATTATCACCTATTGCTACATCTACTTTCATAGGTACTAAAAACTCTACACAGTTCTCCATAGTTTCTTTTATAATCTCAATATCTTTTTTATCTTTAATACTAAAACACAATTCATCGTGAACCTGTAATAGTGGCAAGTGACCCAAGGTTGCACAATTCAACATTGCTTTCTTTGTAGAGTCGGCACTTGTTCCTTGTATCAATCGATTAAGACTTTTGTATGTGTAAGCTCGTTTAATGTTTTTAGCACCATACTTTGCACTAGCATTTTCAAATTTTTCTGCTTGATGTATTCCAAAATCTTTTGGTTCGAATAAATCAAAACGACATTTTCTTCCTAACTTAGTTCGTATCACTCCTTCGTTTTGTGCTTTATCCATACACTTATCGGATAGCATTTTTAAAAATGGTGCTTTGCGATTATACTTATCTATCAGAGAACTTGCTTCATCAAAAGTTAAACCTAGCATGTTAGCTAATTTATTTTTGCCCATACCATACATTAAACCTAATGAAATACTTTTAGCACTCTTTCTATCAATACCACATAAGTCTGCAACTGATTGATGAAAGTCTCCATCACCGCTTTCATATGCTTTAGCTATTTCTTTTGCACCATCGAAGTCTAAAGCTAAACTATAATGAACAGCGACCCTTGGTTCTTGTTGCGAGTAGTCTAAGGCGACCCACTTCTCACCTTCTTCTGGTAAAAACAATCCTCGTATTAAATTACCGAAGTCTTTATTACGAGCTGGTAGTTGTTGTAAGTTTGGATTGCTCATGGATAATCGACCACTTACTGTGCCACCATTGTTTCCTCTTAATTGGTTTATCTCTGCATGTATTCGACCCTTGTGTGTGTATTTTAAAATACTATTAATGAAAGTATTATGAAATTTATTAAGCTCTCTTGCTTGTACAATTAATTTAGAAATATCGTTAGCATCATCGTTTAACCATTGTTGCGTGAAACTTGGTTCTTTAGTCTTTACTGTTTTAGGATATTCAATACCTAGTGTATCGTAAGCTGTAGCGATACTTCTTGCTGCCCATATATCTACATCTTTACCAACTAACTTTTTTATATTTTGTAATGTAGTTTTTTCTCTTTGTTTAAAATCTATTTTTAATTTTTCTGCACCATCTGTATCTACTCGTATACCTCGACTTCTCATTTCAATTAAGTGTGGCAATAAGTCTCGTTCCAGTTCCCAGATAGTTGTTAAGTTTTGTTTTACTATTTCATGTTTAAATCGTTGCCATAAGTTATAAGTAAGTTTGCTATCTTGTTCAGCATAATGTCCAACATGCTCAGAGGGTAGTTTCCACATTTCATTCTTTGGGTCAACACCATACAGTTGAGCAGACTCTCGTAATCCTTGTTCCGCTTTTATCTCACCAAGATATTCTTTTGCTAATGCGTTTAAAGAATAAGAGTATCTATTTTCATCGATTAAACAACCAGCAACCATTGTATCTACAATCTCACCTTCTACTTTTATTCCATACGATTGTAACCATCCAACATCATAAGATGCGTTGTGAAAGATTTTACGACAAGGTAAAGCACAAACATCTTTCATGTATCGTAGGACTTGTTCCTTGATAAGATTACCACCACCTAAATGCCCAAACGGATAGTAGAAGCTACCATGTTTCGAGGTCACTGCAAAACCAATAATCTCACCTTTACCTAATGCCCAACCAGCTCCTAACCCATTGTTAATACCCTCATCTCTTGTTTCTAAATCTATTGCTACCTCATCACAATCTGATAAATCCACATACTCTGTAGGTGGTGACCACATGTTGGTTTGTTGTAATGGAAAAACTAATTGTAAACCGCTACTCATGTTTTCTCTTTATTATTTTCAAAGACTCTGCTTCTGTTTTGTTTACCACTATTTGTAATAATAAATTAGTAGCTACAAAAGGGTCTGGACAATGTTTAAAAGTTATCTCACAAAGATAAAACCCTAAAACTTTTATTATGTTATGTGGTGATACTTCTAACTCTATGTTCTTCATAGCTTTAATTATTGCTTTTCTAACAATAAGCATCTCATCTAATTCTTTTTTATTCTCTTCATTTTTTTTATTATCAAATAAAAAAACTAATTTGTTGTCATCTTTATTCATAATCTCTCTCTATTATCATTTCACAATAATGAATTGCTTTTAGTATGTCAGATTTTTTGCCTTTGCTTTTGTGTCTACAAATGTATTTAATGACATTGCCTTCAGCAAAACCTAATTCGTTTTTATTAATAAACTGTGAAGGTTGTATCTTAAATTCTTTATAGTGTTCACTGCCCTTTTCCCAGACACTCATTTTTTTTCTCCTGTATATGTTTTTTTCTTACAATAGTATTTGTCTCTTCTACTGATTTTAAAGTAAAACCATTTTTAAGCAAATCAAATAATTTACATTCTACTTCAAACTTACTTGGTCTGGTTTTAAATTCCATTTTATAATTAATTTGATATTTACCCATTATATTACTCCTGCATTATGTAAACCAATTATGGTACTAATAATCGTGTAAGCTATTATATATGTCATTTACTCCTCCTGTAAAATTTCACTTATAAAAAACTCTGTATC